TGTCCGTTGTATTGAACGTGTTTTCACAATAATCGCTGACAGCGACTACAAGCTGGGCATAAGTCATTGCCATAAAAACCTCAACCCATCGGGCCTCTGGACATCACACCTTTGGTGGCCGCGCCAGTACCGCGCATCTTGATGCCACTGGTCTTGACTTCATCGTTGTTACCGATGCTCACGCCATCCATGGGGGTCCAATCGGCTTTACGGGGCATGGCTGCTTTGGGGCGCATAGCCACGCCGGGCTTACCGTCCATGGTGTGCGGTGCGGCGTAGACGCTGGCGGAGCCGACTTCTTTACCCATCACTTTTTTGCTGAATGTAGCCATTATTTGCTCCCAGATTTCTGGTTCATTGCACGGGAGAGGTTCTTCCCATACGTCTTACGATCCATACTGGTAGGCCCACCTTTTTTAAGTTTCAAGGCAGTACCCTTGCCACCCTTGTGTTTTTGGGCATCGTGCTGTGAGAAGGCTTTTTTGATCATAGCCTTGTCTTGTGCCATATCTTTCTTGTCCATGTCTGCTCCTAAGTTACGCTTACCGTTACTGTACCAACACTTGTGGTTGCCACCAAGTAGTTTGGCGTTAAATCCACATCAAAAAAGCTGGACCCGCCTACCGGTCTCCAGCCCCACTGAATATCCCTTGACCCGCCAGACGGAAACCCGCCCGCGTTGATACCCGAAGTCACATAAGTTGTATCTGGCCTGGGTTGACGAACCGCTTGAGGATCATCCACCGGATACATGCCCAACTGTAACTGCGGTTGGTCTGGGTCCCAGCACTCTGGGCACACCTTGATCTGGAACAGCTTGGTCTTGATGACCTCGTTTTTAAGCTGTTTGAGTTTAAAGCGTTGCCCGCACCGATCGCACTCGGCAATTGAAAACTTGCCAGAGGAGAACCGATTACCCATTACGGAGTGCTCCCCCCGATGAAGGACTGCCTTGGCACAAGGCGCAACGCGGCTTTCTCGTGATCTTCACCTGCGGCAAGGCCAAACTGCTCGTCGTAGACCGCTTTGAGCATCTCCATGCGTCCTTGCAGTTCAGGGACCTTCATCGCAATATAGTACGCCAACCCGGCGGTCACCGCTGGGAGGAAGCGGAAGTTCATGTCCGCAGTCTCCACACCCGCGCCAGCATCTTGAACACGCCGCATGCGGTAGTAGACAAATTCATAGGAGGTGGACCCATCCGGAGTCGGCCACACAGTTACAGCGGGTAGCTGGGGCACATAGACGGCTGTTGAGGCGGTGTGAGCCGCTGCCGTAGTGTTGTTTTGCCCGCGAAACACACTGTTCAAAGTGTTCCCGTCAATGTAGCCGTAGTATATGGTCTCATTGTCCAGCTTGATGTAGCCAGATGATGCTAGTCCCACAGTCGAACTTAGGGTAAGTGTGGTGGCTGTGCTGGTGATAGTGCTTGCCAACGTCAAAGTGGTCGTGCTGGTTTCACCAGACAAACGCTGAATCCAGACCTGAATAGGCCGGGCTTGGGTTAACTTGTTGGGGATTGTGGCGTAGGTAGAAACACTAATACGCGTGATGGACAAGTCAGCTTGAGTGGTGGCGCTGTTGCCGCCCGTGCGGATCACATGATCCAGCAGGTCAATAGTATCCAATGGCAGCGGATAAGTATTCAATCCCTGCACCAGCGGGAAAGACCCAGCCTCAATCGTCCACATGTTCAGACCACGATTGGCCCACTCGATGGTCATCAAGTTCATGGACCTGCGGGCAGTGCGCAGGTCGTAGCCAGAACGCATCTCACGGCCAGCCCTCTCCCATGCTTCCTCGGCAATCTCCGTGAAGTCAGGGTTAAACGATGTAGCGCCGGTTGTGGTCATCTAAATCCTGCCGTTTTCTTTGCTATTGATTTGGGTTGCGCCACAAACTGTTTACCTGCCGCCTTACCCGCGCGTTTGGCCTTGGTGGTTGCTGCGTATTCAGCAGAGGACAAAGACTTGATCGCAGCTTCTGGGAGGTACCGCTCCCCCGTCTTGGACGAAGGCTTCCCCGACTTGGTACGCCATTTCTGGTCGCCCCAGTTTTTAAGGGAAGTCTGCGGTGCTTTCAATCTTTGTATCCCCCACCAGCAGCCTTGTACTTCTTAGCCACAAGTTGTGCCTTACGGGCTGACCACTGACCTGCGCCTGTTCCCTGTGTAGCCGCAGCCTTTACCTGGGACACAATCCGTTTGCGCATACTCGGCTTAGTGTAATTCCCAGCCGCATTCACCGTCCCGCCTTCGGCGTACTCAGTGAAGTCAGTGTCGTCCCGGCGTGCCTTGCGGACGCCTTTGGGCATTTTGGAGGGCAGGATAGCCCCCATCCCCCGGCTGGCTTTCATACTGTGGTCCTTAGCAGGCCTTGCCGCCCTTGGCCATCATTTTGCCTTTGGTCTTGCCACGCTGAGCAATACCATCAGCCCTTGAGGATGCAGAGCCGCCTTTGGCGTAAGCCATGCCGCCACCCATCATCTTTTTAGCAGCCCCGCCTTTTTTCATGCCCATCATTTGCTTTTTGTCAGATGCCATGTCGGCTTTAGAGCCTTCTTGCATGCCTTTTTTCTTGGCCATCATTGCCATAAAACCGGGATTCATTTTGCCTGCCATATCACCACCTCTTTTAAAAGTTTTGCCTTTGTCGGCGTTGCTGAAATCTTTGCCCACGGACTGTGGGACCCCTACCTTCTTGGCAAACGATGGGCTGTGGGCCACCGCCTCCATGAACTTGTGCTGCTTGGCGCTGCCGCTGGGCATTACATGTACCTTCCGCGCGTCCTACCGCGCTGGGCAATACCATCGCCGCGCTTAGCGCTTTTAGATACCTTGCCGCCCTTTTTAAAAGTGCTACCCGGGGACAGTTTGCTCATTGCTTCAGTGGCAGTAGGCAGTCCCGGTGATGTGTTGGGGCCGGGCAATCCAGGCGACGCATTTGGGGCAAAACCAAAAGAGGACTTCTGCCCGCCGTTGAGCGCGTTGCTGATTTGGTCCAAAGATTGGCCAACCTGATCCAGAGCACCTTTGGCCCCGCCACCAGTCAAGCCACCAGCATCAAACTTTTTTGTCTTCATCGTCGGCTTTCTTGCGGTTGACGGCATCTTGATATGCCCACCGTTGTACGGTATCAGTTTCCCAGATGCGAATAACCATCCACACAATGGTCAACACGCCGCCAATTAGCGTTACTACGGGCGTCATCCATCCCAAGAAACCCCCAAGGCCCATTACTACGGCAGCGCCATCAGTCATTGTTTTTACGTCGTGGTTCATGTCAACATTTCCATCTTGCTAGTGAAGCGGCTTTCCGAGTTGGCTTGCCCTTCTCGTCTTTCATGGGGCCGGGCATACCACTCATGCGTGCGCAGAACGAGTCCTTGCGCTTGCCGCCTTGTGGTTGCGGGGCTTTTAAGTTGCTTCCTGTTGCTGCGTTGTACTTGGCACGGCCCTTGGCCGTCAAACCCGCTCCCTTAGAAGCAGGTAACTTTTCCCCACGACCGATCGCAAGGGAGGGACCTTTTTTCTTAGCCATTTGCCACTTTCAAGTGCGGTTTTGCATGCTCCTTGAGGAGTGGTTGCAAAGCGTCTTGCTCAAAGTTACGGGTGAATTCTTGCGTGCCGATGTGCGGCAAGCTTATCATGGGGTCGAGGTAAATCTTGTACCCGTGCTCTCTGGCCCTGCGGCAGAACAGGTAGTCTTCCCCGATGTAGTTGCCGTCCACGATGGCAAAGTCAAACACAGCGTATTCATCTGTGCCCTCGCCGTCGCCTTTGTATTTCCACTCAGGGTGGGCAGCAATCATGGACTCAATGACATGGCGGCGGATCAGCATGAACCCAGTGGCCACGCTCTCCACGCGCATCAGGCCATTCTCATCAAACTCCAACTGGTTGTTCTCATCCAGGTAGAAGTCCAAGAAGAACTTGGCATCTGCCGCTCTGCGGGGGTACGTACCAGCTACAACGTCTTTGTCCGTAGACAGGGCCAACAGGCGGGTCACAGCCTCAACATTGATGACCACATCAGCGTCCACAAACAGCAGGTCAGTGCAGTCTGAGTCCATGAAGTTCATCACCAGCTTGTTCCGAGCCTTGGTGATGATTGAGCAGCCAGACAGGTGCACCAGATGAATCTGGACACCCATCTTGTCCAACTTGGGGACGAGTTGCGCTATGGCAAAACAGGTCTTGATGTTGACCTTGCCGTCATAACAAGGGATCGCAATCATAAGCTTGCGTCCCACCAAGTTGAAGCTCTTATCAGCCATAGTAAATGTTACATGAAGTTACGTTGAGCATGTATACGTATACACCATTGACTGCCAACACGCCATCTTGGGGAATGATCGGCGCGTTATTGAACGTGTCACTGGCACTCACATCGTAGGTCATCAACCAGCGATTTGAATACACCATTGATGCACCAGCGGTGATAGACCCTGTGTTGATGTCTGTGAGCGTGAAAGAGTTTGCGTCTACCCGGGTGATTGGGTAGTTTCCATTGGTTGCAGTGCCGCCTGTTCCGGCAGCAAAGTCAATACCGATCACGTCGCCCGTCACAAGCCCATGCGCTGTTGCTGAAACCGTAACAGTTGTGCCAGAGCGACCATAAGTTGCCGTAGTCACAGGTGCAGTTGTCGTATCAAACAACGCCACAAAACCTGCGGTTGCTGTGCCGGTAAAAGAAATGGCCTTGACCCTGTTGCGCCCCATTACCAAAAAGCCGCTACCGTTTAGGTGCGCTTGCTTTACATTGGTCTGATTCATAATCAATCCTTTAAGAAGCGGGGGCCGAAGCCCCCAAGATCAATTAAGCGGATGCTGGGAACTGCGAACCGTTAGAGTCAGCAACAACGTACACCACAGTGTATTGAACCGTACCAACGGTGACAGCCGCCACAGTTGGGGTCAAGGTTGCAATCAATTTCACATCGGTTGGGCCAATACCGATCCCGTTGGGAGAGGCGGTGGAGGTGGCTCCGCACCATGCAGACAAGACGGCATTGGTTGTAGCCAAGCGGCCTGCGGTGGTGATGTCGGTGGTTGTCCAATACTTATTGGCAGTTGTGCCATCGCCCAGGGTCATGTTGGCTGCGGTAGAGCCTGTGAAGGCAACCAGCGTATCAACATAGATTTCCAGGATTTGTGCGCCAGCGGGCAACACGCAAACGGTGTCGGTGGTAGCTGAAGCAGCTTGACCGGCGTAATTCTTTTTGAAGGTTTGAGAAACAACGGTTGCGCCGCAGTTTTCAATCGTGCCGACAGTCGTGCCAGTGGTGTTACGGACAGTGCCCAACAACCAAGGGCCAAGGTGAGTAGCGAAACCCATAATCAATTCTCCATGCGTTAAGGTGTATCAATCTTGCATGATGTCTGCCGGGACAGTTTGATACACCGGAAAGCCCGGATTAAGAACAATATACACCAAAAGAAAAAGGGGCACAAGGCCCCTTTTTCAGTTTCATCAGGACGAACCGGGTGAACCGAAGATACCCA